TGAATCCGCTGAAAACATTAATAATTAATTCTGTCTAAACTGAATGGCAAACCCAAATGCTAAAGGGAAAATAGGGAATAAAGGCGGTGGTCGCTTAGGTTATACCTACGAAAAGGACCAGCTAAAGCGCCTAAGAAAGATTGCTGATCGTGGCATTGCCATGATTGAGGCTATTCAGCGTGGCAGAGTTACCGAGAAAGAGATTGAGAAGTATAAGATTATTGAAAAATCGCTGCTTAAAGTCTTAGACAAACTGCAGCCTAATAAGCAGGAAACTGATTTTAAAGGCGAAATTAATCTACCAGTTCCATTACTAGATGTTTTACATAACAACAGCAACAAAGAAAGTAGCGAACCTGAAGAAGAGAATTAGGGCCATCCAGGGCGGTACTTCAGCAGGTAAAACTATAGCAATTGAGCAGATCTTGATTGATCTTGCGCAACGGGATGAAAAACCAACACTGACTTCAATAGTTTCCGAGAGTTTCCCTCACTTGAAGCGTGGTGCCATGAGGGATTTTCTAATGATCATGGAAGAGCAGAATTACTTTGACCCCAAGCGCTGGAATAAATCGGATTTTACATACACTTTTGAAACAGGCTCTAAGCTAGAGTTCTTCAGCGCAGATCAACCAGGCAAGGTTAGAGGTCCACGCCGTGACCGCTTATTCCTAAACGAAGCTAATAATGTCCCGTATGAGGCCTTTGACCAGCTTGAAGTCCGTACCAAAGAGTGCATCTTCATGGACTGGAACCCAACCAATGAGTTTTGGTACTACGAGCTGGTTGCAAATCGGGATGATGTGGATCACCTCATCTTAACTTATCGGGACAATGAAGCGCTTGATCCTAATATCGTGGCTTCTATTGAGCAGCGCAGGGACCGCAAAGGTTGGTGGCAAGTTTATGGTGAAGGTCAGCTCGGTGAAGTAGAAGGTAAGATTTACACTGGCTGGGATATTGTGGATGAGATTCCTAAATACGCCAGACTTGAACGCTATGGTATAGATTTTGGATATTCTAACGACCCTACAGCTATTGTGGCTGTGTATTACCATGATGGCGGCTATATTTTGGATGAGATTACCTTTTTGAAAGGCCTAAGTAACAAACAAATTGCCGACACTATTCTTAACCAGCAGCAGGCCTTAGTGATAGCTGATAGCGCCGAGCCTAAGAGTATTGATGAGATTAAGAGCTATGGCATAAACATCCAGCCGTCAGAGAAGGGGAAAGATAGCGTGAATAACGGTATTCAGTTGGTTCAAGACCAGAAGATCAGTATCACCAAGCGCTCCACAAACATCATCAAGGAGTACCGAAACTACCTTTGGGAAACTGATAAAGACGGCAAGATCCTCAATGTGCCAGAGCATATCTTCTCCCATTCCATGGATGCTATCAGGTACGCCCTGACTTCAATCATTAAGAAGCCTAAGCCAGGTATCATGGTCCAATCTACACCAGTTAAACCCTATTACGGGGATGATGAGGTTCCTTACTAATGCGAAGATTATTATCACTACAATTCTGGGCGGTCCGCATGGTTATGTTTGGCTGGGGATTCGCCACAACCTATTACTTTACTGGCAATCTAATCACCTCATTTAAGGTCTTTATTGTCCAAGCCATTGGCAATACCATCATTATGTTATTTGTGAAATGATTATCAACCTTAACATTCGCAACCTAGAGAATTGCCCGCAGCCAGAGATTGATAAATTCGTGGAGATCTTTGAAGCCTTGGTATCCACTGGCAGCCTAACAGGGGTCAAGGGTGGCCAGACCATTATCAACTTTGATGCAGAGGGGGTTTTCCAAAACATTCAGCTCAATTACAGGCCATGGGTTAGGCGTGCTAGAAGTTTGACTTCGCCTAATTAATTTGCTATAATTTGCTTAACTAAATACATTGCCCTAACTTGAACTCACAAGCGGGTCGCATATATTGCGGCCTGCTTTTCTTTTATGAAAGTCTTCTACACCAAATACGAAGTGCAGCAACTGATCAGCCAAGCTGTAAATCTAAAAGTGCCTTTGTATCGTGGTCTTACTATCCAGGACATAGACACCCTGGTTAAAAACGAACTCATCAAACTTTTTGAAGAGCCAATTAAGCCCAGCAATTTAGATGCCATACGACACAATCAATAATCAGTGGACACCATCTGATGAAATGGTCCGCCTTAAGACCGAGAAGAAGGCGGCCTTAGAGCTTCAAGAGCGCAAGCACAACGATTGGGATGGGAATTATGAACTTTATCGGAATAAGGTTCGGACCAATCGCCTAACCCAGCGCCAAGCGGTGAATATCCCGCTGATGAAGGAAACTATCAAGACCCTATTATCTAGGATTGATGATCCTCCTGAAGTGGAATGGAAAGAAAACGGATCAGACCAGATGAAGGAGCTGATCTACCAAGAAATCTGGGATGATAACGCTCGCCATAATAAGCTAGAACTCATTGATGTCTTGGATAAAAAGAATGTTTTGCTATACGGTTTATCAACTAAGATGCTTAATCCTAGTGATTTTGGCGTTTCTATTGCGGTTTTGGATGTTTATGATGTGGCTTATGACCCGCTAATGAACCCATGGGATATTGAAAGCTCCCGTTTTGTGATCCGCCATAACATATTCCGCAGCATCCGTGAGATCCTGGCTGATGAACGCTATACCGAACAGGGCAAGCAAGAGCTTAGAGTATGGGCAGATAGCCCTCCAGGATTGACCCAAAGCGCCCAGAACAGGGAAGAATTTGAGAAGAAGATGGAGCGCCTCAAGGCAATGGGCATTGAATCTAGCGACTTTAGCCACTTTGCTGGCGGTGATCGCTTAATCAACCTTACTGAACACTACACGAACCGTTGGAATGCTACTAAGAAAGAGTTTGAAAAGCGTGTTGTTGTTTATGCTGAAGACTGTATTGAATTGCTTGATGAAACCTTAGACGAGCTGATCGGCGTGGACTTCTGGCCATTCGTGCTTTGGAGTGAAGATCCAGAAACTAACGACATTTACCCAGATAGCGTGGCTGATCTGGTCCGCACCCCTAATAAAGTCTTGAATATCTGGTACAGCCAGATGCTTGAAAACCGCACCTTAAAGAACTTCCAGATGCACTGGTTCTTGCCAGTTGAAGGTTATCAGCCTCAAACTTACACGCCAGGACCTGGTGTTATGCTTCCAGCGCCTCCAGGGGAGGATATTTCCAAGGTGATTAAACCTGTGGAAATCTCTGGTTTGGAGGATACTTTGGAAGCTATGAATTACATCACTTCGGTGGTTGAGCGTGGTACTGGTGCTACAGCTATTGAAAAAGGTCAGCCAGAAGGCGGCCAGCAGACCTTAGGTGAAGTACAGATCTTAGTGGGTAAAGCCAATGAGCGTGCGGTTGGTATGGCTAAATTCTACCGCATGGCGTGGTATGAATTGGCTTGGAAGTGGGACAAGATGATGCATGCTAATCCACCAGAAAAGCTTGATCTAGTTAAAGTTGGCCGTGATGGTAAGGCTTATCCAAAGCGTGTGCTTATGAACGACTGGATGAGCGAGAAGGGCTATGAGCCAGTGGTCAGATCCTCTAGCGAGCAAGAAACTGAAGACGTCAAGAACTTGCAGAAGTTTAACTTTGTCATGCAGCAATCCCCAAATAACCAGGCACTTCGCCAAATTGGTATTAAGCGCCAGCTAAAGATGCTTGATCTTACTCCTGAAGAGTTGAAACAGATTGAAGAAGGTGAGAAGCAAGCCCAGCAGATGGTTATGCAGGAGCAAAACCCTGCAGCAGCGCCAATGGCCCCTGATCAAGAGAATATGGCCATGCAGCTTGAACAAAATATCGCAGCATTAACAGGCACGCCATGAACCCAGAAATCCTAAAGAAACTCGTACAATCTACCACTTTGATGATTGAGCAGAAGAACCGAAAGCGGCTTGAAGAAGACCGCAAGGTTATGATTGCTGGGTTATCTAAGGACATTGCAGCCATATTAAAGCCGCTGCTTGAAAAGATTTCCGAGAACTCAAAGCTTAATCAATCCCAGATTGTGGAAGCTATCACAGGTGCAATTAAGGGAAATTCCCTGAAGGTTGATGTGCCAGCGCCAGTGGTCAATGTGGCCCCTAGCAAGCTGCCAGATATCAAACTGCCGCAGCCAGTAGTTAAATATATCCCGCCTGCTATCAATATCCCTGATATCCGCATGCCGAGCGAGATGGATGTTAAAGGCTGGATAGGGATCATGGGTTATGATCGTGGCCTTTTGAGTAATCCGCTGCCAGTACAGCTTAGGGATGCAAGCGGTAAACCTGTAAATCTATTTGAAAATCTAACTGCAGTTGCAGGTGGTGGAGGCGGTGGCTTCCGTCATGTGATTGTGGATAACTTAGATCAGATAAATATCTCTTCAAGCGGGGGATTGACTGATGCCGAGCTCCGAGCTTCATCTTTAGATATTGATCAAGTCAGTGGAGCTGTTTGGAGTGTTATTGTAAATGAAATCTATGGAACTGCAGCAGCTAACCTGATTAATCCAGATGGTCGTATGAAAGTGGAGCTACCTTCTGGGTCAAGTGGCCTAACCAATACAGAATTGCGGGCAGCTCATTTAGACACGCAGCAAGTTAGTGGTGCAATAGATTCGGTTAAAATTACGGGAACTGATGCTGCTTTGGATTTTAAACAAGTTAGTGGCTCTATTGATAGCGTAAAAGTCACTGGCTTTGATAGCTCTGTCGGGGCGACCATACTTAATGGTGATGGTACAAGTCTGGATCCAAGAGATCGTAACTGGTCTATTACCGAAACAGTACCGATTTCAACAACCCAATCTATTGAAACAAAACAAGTATCTGGTACCTCCGATAGTGTGTCAGTAGTCAGTACGGTAGGTTTGACCAATACAGAACTCAGAGCTGCACACCTAGATACTCAGCAATTATCAGGGGCTATTGATTCGGTGTATGTAACAGGGATAGCAAATTCCTCCTTCACAGAATTACAGAATGGGGATGGCCGATTAAGAGTTTCCGTAGAAACAGGTGGGAGTGGTCTTACTGACGCAGAATTAAGAGCTTCTGCGGTGCCAGTACAACAAGTATCTGGAGCTGGTTGGAGTGTTTCTGTTAAAGAAATATTTGGATCGGCAATCACATCTCTTCTTAATGGTGATAATCGTATCCCTGTATCGGTAGAAACTGGTGGATCAGGACTGACAGATGCCGAGTTAAGAGCTACGGCGGTACCTGTTAGCCAGGTTAGTGGGTCAGCTTGGAGCGTTAGTGTAAACGATATTTTTGGATCAACAGCAGCCAATGTAGTAAATCCTGATGGAAGATTAAAAGTTGAACTACCTTCAGGAGCTAGTGGCCTCACTGACACAGAACTTAGGGCAGCCCACTTAGATGTAGAGCAAGTTAGCGGATCTATATGGTCTACATTTGTAACTGGATTTGCTGATTCAGCTACCGTATTCCAAGCTAGGCAAACCAACCCAACGGCAAAGAGTGATGGTGGGGATGTTAGACCGAGTTCAGATGATTTGGGTCGCCAAATAATCAGACCTATTCAGGCCCGTGATCTAATCCGAACCGCTTATGTGTCAGTTACTAATGGAACAGAAACTACTTTAAGAGCAGCTGTAGCTGGAGCTTACCTAGACTGTGTATCTATAATGGGATCTAATAATTCAGATGCTGCAGTTACAGTGGATATAAGGTGTACCACTGCTGGTAATATTGTTCATTCTCTCCGTATACCTGCTAACGGTACGGCTGGTTGGGTCCCCCAGGTTCCTTGGCCACAGGATGCTACAGGCAATAATTGGACCATTGATGGACCAGATGAAACAGGGAGAACTATAACATTCTCAGCCCTATTCTCTGAAGAAATATAATTAACTTAAATTTATGATAAATATAACAAGATGGTCGCCAGATACATGTGATTGTATTATGGAATATTCCTGGGACAGTGAGCAGTCAGAAGATGTACGAGTGCATACCTTTGTTAATGCTGTGAGGGTCTGTGATTCTCATACGGGCTTAACCCCTGATCAGGCTTATGAAAAAGTAAAAGTAGAGAATCCTCGTAAAAATTTAGTATTACAGGAGATCATAGATAATATTCCTACCTTATCGGAAGTGGATGACAAAGGAAATAGGATACCTGACCTGAGCAAAATCACATGGTTCTATGATGCCAATCGTCAGTTGGTGGTTAATCTAAAAAATACGAGAAAGGAAGAGAAAGATAATATCAAGGTCGTTTTAGGTACGAAATTTGGTAAAAATGTTAATATTCTTTAATGGCTAAGAGCTTACTTCTTGCTGCTAATGGCTTTTCTTATAATGGGAATGGGGCTACCTCCTATGTACTTTTTGGAAATGCAGGGATGCCAGGAAGCGATACTACTGAGGTAAATCGGAAACAGATTATTCGTACTGCTGGAACTGTTAGCAATCTGTGTGTAAAAATTACTGCTAATGCTCATACTGTGGCCTCTACTTTTAAGATTCGGAAAGGTGGTGTTGATGGGAATTCAGCAGCCAGTATTACTGCTAGTACAACTGGTTACTTTAAAGACAGTACACATTCTGATTCTTTTAGTGCAGGGGATCACATAGGTTATGCTCTTTTTAATGGGGCAGGGTCCTCTGGGTCTATTACTGTTAGTGGGGCATCTTGTATTTATGAAGTTACATCTGGTGCATTTGAAAAGTATGTTGTTGCTAATAAAACCATCACTTTTGCGACTGCGAGTGTAACTAGATATGGTCCTATCGTAGAAACAGTTACAGTAAATATTTTTAATGATACAACGGAACCAAGCATCCAGACAGATATACAGGCAGCTGGTGTTTGGTCTGGTTTACAGGCCTATGTGAGTGCTAATACAAGAACTGCGACCACCATTCGGAGCCGTGTAAATTCGGCTAATGGCAATCAAGTACTATCTATTGGGGCCTCTGGTACTGGTTTCTTTGAGGATACCACGAATACAGATACTCTTGCTGTTGGGGATAATATTAACCTTTCTCTAACAAGTGGGACAGGAACTAATACTTTGACTATGAGATTTTTGTCTTCTGAGTTTGTTTCTACAGGGGACTTGGCGTATGGTTTAAATGGTGCAAGCCAGAATACTAATGCACCAAATAGTTATTATTTTTCCCTTGGAGGTGACTATCAAACTACCACAGAATCTGATGTTGCTATGGAGATCCAGCAGGCTATGGTCGTGAGCATGTTAAATGCTATTGTTACCTTTAATACTCAAGGTGGGGCAAATACATTCGGCCTTCGTAAAAATGGAGCTAATGGAAATAGTTTGTGTTCTGTTCCCATAAATACTACAGGGGAATTTGTTGATACAAGTAATACCGATAGCCTTGTCGCTGGGGATATAGTGAATCATGTATGGACTATTAATGGCTCTGCTGGGGGATCTTTATTAGTTACCTCTCCTGGGTATCTAATGGATTTTGATGTTCCAGCGGTAACAGTGGTATCTACACACTCCACCCTCCTTTTTATGGGTGTTGGATAAATTGACAAATAGCCCATTTATGCTATAATTGAATCAACAAATTAAGAGATAAAAGCTCTAACTAGAACTAACTAGCGGGCACGACAAATCCAGTCGTGACCCGCTTTTATTTTATGCACGGATTATTATCAAGATTACTTGAAAAACGAGGGATTAAAGGACCAGAAGAACTTGATCCAGAAGAGAGGAAGGATTTTGATCAATGGCGGCGCATCCTAAATAAAGAAGAACTTACCGTGCCAGACATCCGAGAGTTTTGCTCTTACCAGATCGGGCTAATTGAGATGAAATGGCGGGACAATAGCATAGAAAATAGTAAAAAAGCCGAGCTCATTCCATACCATACCGTCTATAAGATGATTTTGATGGCGATAGACGGGCCAAAGGCAGCTCGCCAGCAAGTAGAAGATCAACTCAATCAATTAATTAATAATTAAACAAGCATTTATAATGAAAAAATCCATGGGATCTGCCAATAGAATTGCCTGGAAAGGGACTTTCAAGCCTGCAAAGGCTAAGAAACCTTCTGGTGTAAAACTTACTGGCATTGCCAAGGCTCGTAGTGTAGGCGGTAATGCGTACGCTAAAGGCCATACCAAAGTTAAAAGTAAATATTAATCAAAGAAAGGATTAAATCCCATGCCACGCCCTAAAAAGGTGGAGCTGCAAGAAGAAGCCGAGCAGGCAGCTGAACAAGCTGAAGGCAGCCATAAGGCTTATCTGCTAGATCTTCATCAGCAGCTAAAGGACTTAAATGTCCGAAGCATTTCAGACTTGGAAAACCTGATTGCTAGAGCTTAATAAATTAATTCCGTGACCAGATAAGTCGTTAAACTGTCCAATCTATGCAAGAAGCAAACACAGTCGTTAATGAAGATGAGGAATTGACTATCCCTCAAGAGAGTGAACTCGCACAAACTCAAACTGAAGAACCTAATGAGGACATAGGGGAATCAGAAGACTTACTTCCAGGGGATAAAACCCCGCCTCACCTCCTGTTAAAAGCTAAACAGGAAGAGGCCGAACGCCGCCGAGTGGCCGAGGCCCGTGTGAAGCAACTGGAAGAAGAAAACGAACTATTAAGATCCTCTGCCGTACCTAACTCTGAAGAAGTATTTTCAGAAGAAGGAAAAGTAATCGTTGATCAGTATGTTAAACCTCTGCAAAGCCAGGTTATGACTTTGCAGGAAGAGCTGCAGATCAAGGATATAGTAGCTAAATTCCCGCAACTCAAAGATTTCCACGAAGATTTCAATGAGTATCGCAAGGATTTCCCTGCGAGCAAGCTGGAAGCGGCTGCAAAACTCTTCCTATCTGAAAAGGGTTTGACTGGCACCAAGCGGAAAGGCCTTGAAAAGCCTACTGGTGGTGACAGAAACCCAGTACCTTCAGGTACTATGACCGCTGCCGAAGTCGCCGACCTTCGCAAGAATAACCATAAGAAATATATGGATATGTTGCAGAAGGGGCTGATCAAGATAGCGGACTAAAAGGTCGTAGGTAGGCATAAGAAAGTATTATTTCAATGCAATTATCTAATTTTGGTGAACAGTTTGCCTCCAAAGTATTGGGCAAAACTTATCAATCAGCCGTTTATAACGGAATCGTAAACCGTGATTACGAAGGTGAAATCAAGAAACCAGGTGATCGTGTAAATATCTTGTCTTTCCTTAACAGCATTTTGCTGTCTGACTACCAAGTCGGGACCGACATGGCTTCTGAAACCATTGTGGATGCAGAAGACCAGTTGATCGTAGAAAAGCGCAAGTACTACAACTTCGCTTTGGACCGTCTTGAAGACCTCTTCACTTACGGTGGCGATATCCCAGAACACCTGATCAATGATGCTTCTGAAACCTTGGCTCGTATCCAGGACCAATATGTCCTCTACAAGTTTGGTGAAGAAGTTAAAGCTGGTAACTGGATTGGTACTGACCTTGTAATTGTCGGTTCTGGCCAGACTATGGCCTCAATCGTTACAACTGCAACTGGTGGTACTCTTACCTTTACCACTTACTCTGAACAGATTTTGGGCTTGACCCCGATCCAAACGGTTGAAAACCCAAGAGATGGTCTATCTTACTCCACTGCATTTGAAGCTACTGACTTGTACAAGGGTATTCGCTTGCGCTCTACAGCTGCATTCGTATCTCCTTGGTACCGCATTAGCGGTATCGTATCATCCACTTCCGTAAATGTTACTGAATGGGATGAAGCAACTTCTGGATCTGACTTTGAAGAGGGTTACACCCTTCGTGGTCTGTTCGGTGGTGATGGTCGCAGCTTCCCTAAGTACGGTGATGGTAATGCTTCCCTCCTTACCATGTCTGGTCTTGGCTGGGAAATTCAGGCTGCTGTTGCTACCTCTGTTGTAGCAGGCACAGTTTACGACCAAGTTACCCTCTTGGCAGAAGTATTAGATGAAGGTGAAGTATCGCCTGATCGCCGTCACTTAACCGTGCCGCCTCCAATCGTTACCCAGCTTCGTCAGTCTTCTGAAATGCAGCCTACTGGCATTGCGGAAATCTACACTGGCACAGTTATCAATGGCCGTGCTATGCGTGTAGGTGCCTTTGATGTCCACAGCGCTGCTGGTGCCCGTGTATCACAGCGTGCTAGCCGTTCTACTTCCTCTGGTAATGGTGCTGATACCACCCTTACTGTAGGTGCTAATGGCTACCTCTTGGCCGCTAACCACGAAGGTTTCATGACCTTTGCTGACAAGTGGTCCGAGAGCCGTGTTGTAGATGCGGAGAACCAATTCGCTAAGAAATACCAAGGCTTGTATCTGTTCGGTGCGAAAGTACCACGATACCGCCGTAAGTATGGTGCGATTTTGTTCGGTACCTTCTAAGTATTAATTATTGATACTCGTCTTGTGGGGTAATAACCTAGCGGAAATTACCTCACAGCGCTAGGAGATGAGATGTTTTTAAAAAAATTATGGTATCGGTTGATCAGAAAAAACCCTGCTTCTATGAGCATGGTGAAATACTGGAAGACCAGCGAATCTGCCCAAGCTAAAATCACGAAAGCCAAAGACGGCTCAATCGTGATGATGATTGAAGGGGAAGATCAGCCTTTTCCAACATTTCCTAGAGGTCACATCCTATATGGAAGGATCTCAAAACTAAAGCATGAGATAAAGAATCAGATCTTCAATGATTCTTGGTACCTGCTAGAGCAGGGGGCTGCTAAAGAAGTGGTGATCAAGCGGATTAAATTTAAGCTGTTTGATGAAATCGCTGATATAGCCCAGTCCATGAAGTACGATATGTTGCCGCCAAGAAGCATGACCCCTTCGGTTAAGGAGCTCTATAGGGCCTTTACCGTGGTCGGGAAAGACCATCCAAAGCGGGAAAAAATCTATTGTTTCCGTGATTATCTCTGCTTCATTCTTCAAGAAGATGATGCTTATCGGTTTCGGGTACAGTGGTTGGTGAAATTCTTTGGCTGGATGTTTAAGTGGAAACCAGAGCGATACTTTAAAAAAGCGTTGGAATTACTGGAGCATGCGGAAGTAGTTGGAGATATGAAAGAGCGCATTAGGTTGCTCCGCAGAATACTCTTACTGGTATTTGAAGATCCTGAAATAAGTGATTTATTAAAAAAGTTTATTAAGGAAGTAAATTGGCGAAAAGTCAAATTGACTAAAGCCGACAAATATCATTTTAGGGGTAAATACTTCAAGGTAGATTACCCAGAAATAGAGTACTAAATGGATCCCAATATATTTCAGCTACAGATCACAAATATCTTAGGTGGGGAGAGTCCCTCACAAAATATATTTGATAATGGTCAATTTATGCAGTCGTTAGGTATTGACCCAGATGCGCCACAGGACCAGTCTGATACAAATGGGAATGGAACCTTCCTGTCTATATCGCAAGGAATTAAACCTTCTGGCTTGATAAGGCCCATAGCGAGTGGGACGTACAGCAATAATGCATCCAGGCTAATCATGTGGACTGTTGGGAACCCAAAAAATGGATCTGTTTTTACATACGATAATAATGGCTCTGTCTATGCAATAGAAGATTTATATACTGGCGGATATTTAACAGGTGTCACTGACCTAAATGATGGTGGGTCAGCAGATGGGAATGGTATGGAATATTATGATAATTATATCTATGCCTCCAGGGACACAACTATTGCTAGATATGGCCCCCTAGATGGTACTCCAACCTGGACTGATGATTATTGGGTTAATACATTATCGAAGACAGCCCTTTCAAATACTGTTTACCCCACTCCAGATGTATTATCTACCTTATATAACTTCCCTAACCATGTTTTAAAAAGACATCGAGGAGTACTCTATATCGCTGATGTCGTAGACAATCAGGGGTATCTACATACTATTCAAACTTCCAAAAACACTGTTGAAGGAGATACAGACAACGGTTCAACCTACCTAAAACTTCGATTTCCCTACGGGTATTGGCCCACATCTATTGAAAGTTATGGAGAAGGGCTAGTCGTATCTTTGTTTGAGGGCGCTAGTGGCAATCTAATAAACCTACGATCCCGAGCAAAGATTGCATTTTGGGACACTACGTCTGAAAATTACAACCAACTTATTGAATTTGAGTTTCCCGACCCGATAATTTCAAGGATTATAAATGTAAATGGATATTTGTATATAATATCTGGTTCAGTTAATTACGAAGGTGGTACTAGGGTGTCACGTTATCTAGGTGGTAATAGTTTTGAGCAGATTGCATTTATAGACCGCAATACACTACCTCCTCATGATGCGGTGGACCAAGCGCTAAGTAGGCTTTTTATTGGGGGTAGTTTCGTATCTGATGATTCATCTAATGGTGTAGCTGTTGTTAAGTCGATTGGAACATCTTTAACCCCTATGCAAGGGATATTCTCTGTTATAGGAGCTCGTAGTACGTCTGTTGCTGGGCCAATCACATCTTTAAAGTCGATTCCTTTTCCTAGTAACGCAGCTCGAGGTTATATGAGCAGGCTTCCTATATTTGCTTGGTATGACGGTAGTATTGGTGCGAGTAAGGTGTCTTACCCTGATAATAGCGGATCGGGATTTAGCACTTATAACAATATCTTTAGATCACAATTATTTACCTTAGGTCAAAGTTTCCAAATCGACAAAGTGAGAATACCTATTCTACATCCGTTGAGAGAAGTAAATACCAGTACTGGTCTCAAGCAGATTACATTAAAGATTTATACAGATGATGGTCGAAGCGAATATACACAGCAAACAATTAACAACACGAACTATCCACAAAGATCAGGGAATGACCCTCGTACTATTGTAATTAAGCCGACTAATTGCATTGGGGAGCGCAATTTCTTTCTTGAGTTTACCTGGGAATCGGATGAATTAATTACATTAGGTCTTCCTATAGGTATAGAGGGCCATTACATACAAGATCATGAATAGTTTTAAAAAACCAGTAGAAATTTTCCCAAATGGGTATTTAACTCGTGAAGGACAGCCAATAGGCAGACTAGAAATAGGGGGTGGTTTAAATAAGCTCCTTTTTGAATCAGAGAAAGGGGAGTTATCTACGCCAACCCTAGAGATTCGAGGCGGTCAAAGAGTTAATATAGTAAACCCTCCTTCAATATATGATGTCAAAGTTAGTGATTTCCTAATTGCCATTAATAACTTAGGGGTAGCCCCAATCCTTAGGCTACCAAAGGCCAAAAATGCATATAGGCAGACCTATGTGATAACAGATGCGTTCGGATCTGCCGCAGCTACAACAATAACAATTAACGCCCGTGAGGGAGATGTAATAAACAGTGAATCAACAATCTTAATAAATACCAACTTTGGTCACATTAAAATTTATGCAAGTGGTAGTTCTACTTGGGGAATAATAACATGATACAAACCGTAGGCGACATAATTACAGAGGTCTTAGTTAGGAATAACCGTTCCACAACGGATGGTTTTATTACTGACGACATGCTAGAAGACTGGACCAGAATGGCTTCCAAGTGGGCCACAGCGCTCCACAAGTGGCCATTTACCGAGGTCAGGGATCAATCTACCTCCTGGAGTGGTACCGAAGAAGTTGCCTATAGTTCCCTGGGTGTTTCTTACCGTACCGATTCAATTCGCTTTATGCGGATTGGCGATAAGATGATGCAGAAATTGAACTTCCAAGATTACCTGATCATGAGGGAAAACAGCCCTGAAAGTGATGATCGGGTATTTACAGACTATAACAGGGTCTTGTTTATCAATCCTTACGCTGATGTGTCGGGGACATTGGCGGTCTTTGGACAATATACACCAAGTCTTGATCCGACAGATTTGGCCGCAACTACAATTTTTTCAACCTATGACGAAGAGGGAAATGAAGCCATTGTGGAAAAAGTATCTAGCTATCTGAAGCGCCGAGAGCACTTAACTCAAGAAGCAGAAATGCATGATCAGAGGGCGGCTAATAAGCTAGATGAGTTATGGAAGAGGATCCAGGATGAACAATATGCTTACCAGACCCACCCTGATAGGGGCGGGATGTTTGAACGCATTGATATAGTAAACGGCGGCAGATTATATTCTGACGAAGTAAAAAGGGATCAATTCTAATGGCCACTAAAAAGAAAACTACAACTTCAAAACAGCTGGTCGTTAATAAAGACGGTTCAGTTAGCGTAGGCACTGTTAGTTTTAACAGCAAAGGGCAAGTAACAAAGACTTCTGGCGGTGGTTCTTCTAGCACTAAAATAACTCAAGATTCTAACCTTACTAGGGACCAAATCGCAGAACGAGCAGTACAAACCACCAATAATCTATATGGCGGAGATCCTAACGCTCAAGCTTATGGAGAACAATTCAAGCCTGGTAGTGGCGGATTTGCAGCACCAGCAACGAATGATGCCTATGCTGGTTTGGATGTGGATCCTAATTATATTCAAAATATTCCGCCTCCAATAGTCCCTCCTGAAGAGCCTCCTGTAGTACCAGAGGTTCCACAACTTGAACAGCAGCTGCAAGAAGGGATGGCTTCTTTTGACCAAACCTTAAATCAGATTTATGCAAATCGCCCAGACCTCCAGGAGCTCTATAATCCTGACGGCTCCGCTAAGAATGTAAATGATCCACGAATTGCTGGGCTGCCAACACTGCGAGATTGGGGCCAGCAATATGGCTCGCAAGAATATCCTGAATTAGGCCAAGCTTTAGCAGCTATCGCTGAAACACCGCCAGCACCATTGGAAGGTGAAGTAGTACCAGAACTGGGTGATCCATTAGTGGGACCACAAGATGAAGTAGGGCAAGTGGCTAGTGTTTATGATCAAGTTTATGATCGGATTGGTATTAGCTCACTTAAGGAACAGATTGAAAAGTTTAACAAGCAATTATTAGATCTTCGTAATGAGAAGACCGACAAAGCTAGTGATATCAATAACAACCCTTGGTACACAGAAGGTAAAAGAGTAGGGGAACTTCGCCGATTGGATGAAAAGTACGAGCAAAGAGAAGCCAACCTTCTGGGATATCTGCAATTAGCTGAAGGATTGCTCAATACTGGATTAAATCAGGCTAATGCAATGATCTCTGATGTAATGCAGCTTCAATCCCAGAACCGAAAGTACGAACAAGATGTAGTGGATGGTCGTTATAAGCTTGCCAATGGGATGCCATTCTACAAATATCCTGGATCGGCGCTGGTTTACTCTACAGAAACAGGACAAGGATTGAGCTATGACCAATATATAGCTCTTGGCGGTGATCCTGGGTTCAATAATATCTATGAAATTCAGCCGCCAGGCAGAGAAGCCGAAGCCACACTAGTTATGGACCTGGCGAAAAAATACCCTGATGCAGGGATTCTGCCTTCAGACAGCCTGGCAGTGGCTCAAGAGAAACAAAAGAACAGCGCAATTTATCGGAAAGCAATACTAGTAAAAGGTAACGCCAGTACAAGTCGGGGTCCTGGCTCTACACCAAGCCCGACAACTCCTAGCTCTGGTGATCCAAACTTTGTTGGTCCAGTAAAGCCAGGATCTACACCCAAATCTTCTGGGTTCACAGTAACAGCAGTACCAAAAACGGCATCAGCAAATAACATTAGGAACTGGCTAGCATCTAACTGGCACCGCCTAGCTTCCCAGCAGTCCTACTATGATGTCTGGGGTAAAGCAGCAGATGCATTGAGAGCAGCAGGGATTGACCCTAATCAATACGATAAGACATTTTGGGATGTATTCAGGCCAGGGGAGTACTCAACCTATAACCAAAAAGGCACATCAACGAGCTCACCAACTAAATCATCTTCATCATTTGATAACCTCTAATGGCAGTATATAACTTCGCAACTGGCAAGTGGGAAGCAAGCCCACAGCTACCAACTTTAACAGTAGCCAAACCACAGCCTCAACCACGGCTTACCGTGACCCAGGCTAAACCTACTCAAACTATCAAGGTTGCGAGGACTTTTTACCGTGATGAAGGGGGTCCTAATACTGGTAAAAGGTATTCTGATCCGAAAGAATTTTTAGCTGCAGGCGGCGATTGGAATAAGATCATTGTTAAAAAAGCTACACCAAAAGCCGAGAATGGTTTCCCTCAAAAGCTGACAGTTACTAATCAACCAGCAAATCAAGGGGTTATCACTAAAGTAGTTGGCGCTCCGCCTAGCAAGATCAAG